GAAGATGAGCCTGATGAGGTTTTGCCCATTGCTAGCAGTGGCAGAAGCACTAAGGCTGGGCGTGGTAAAGGCAGACGCGGTGTAGCTTTTGGCACACGCCGTTCACTGGTTAATCTTAGAAGCCTTGGTAAACGAGGGCTTGGTTAATGAAAACCCCAGCATGGACACGCAAGGCGGGTAAGAATCCTAGCGGTGGATTGAATCAAGCAGGACGTGACTCTTATAAAGGCGGCACACTTAAAGCCCCTGTTAAGTCAGGTGACAACCCACGCAGGGCATCTTTTTTGCAACGCATGGGCGGCATGGGGGGTCCTGAAAGGGACGAGAAGGGCAGACCAACCAGACTTCTTCTTAGCTTAAGGGCTTGGGGTGCTGGTAGTAAAGCAGAGGCCAAGCGTATTGGCGCGGCTATATCACGCAGAAATAAAGCTAAAAAAGGAAAAGCATAATGCCAAACGTAATGGGAAAAAAATTTGCATATAATGCCGAAGGTAAAAAGAAAGCTAAGAAGGCGGCAAAGTCATTACTGACTAAGCAACAGGCTTCATTGCCAAAGGCACTTCAACAAAAAATTATTAAATCAAAGATGAAGCAATCATGAAATATACATTTACAGATGGCACTCCCTATGAAGGACCGACTATTAAGATGCCTGATGGACGTATTCTTTCTGGCGCAACCTATATGCCAGACTCACGCCGACTAATACCTATGGAGAAAGAAGATGGCGGTCAACGAAGCGGGGAACTACACGAAGCCCAAAATGAGGAAAAGCCTGTTCAACCGAGTAAAGCGAGAAGCAAAGGGCGGGGCAAGCGGCCAGTGGTCAGCAAGAAAAGCGCAAAGGCTAGCTCTGCTCTATAAAAAAGCTGGTGGAGGATATACATCGTGAAGAAAGTACCAAGTAAACCAAAAACTAAGTCACTGCTAAAGAAAACGTCTGGCACTGATTTGATGACAATGACTAGCCCTGCGGTAAGAAGCTGGGCAAAGTCTAACGAGATTGCAACATCTAAAGAGATTGATAGAATGTCAAAGACACAGATTCAAAGTCTTTATATGCAGTACCTAAAAGCAACGGGTCGGTAATGAAACTTGTATCCTCACAATCGAAAGGAAAGTAAAATGCCTTCAAAGAAAAAAGGTAAGGGTGGCAGAGGTTATTAATTATGGACAAATTAACCAAGTCACAGAAAAAAGCATTACTTCGCCATTCAAAGCATCATACATCAAAACATATGAAGCTAATGAAAGACTTGATGGGCAAAGGTAGTTCATTTACCAAATCTCATTCTGCGGCTCAAAAACAAGTTGGTAAGTAATACATAATGAAAGCACCGCAGAAATCATTACGCGCTTGGACTAAGCAAAAGTGGCGCACCAAGTCTGGCAAGCCTAGCACACAAGGCAGTAAGGCTACTGGTGAGCGTTATCTTCCAAGCAAAGCCATCGAAGCAATGAGTGACTCAGAGTATCAACGCACCACAAGAGCGAAGCGGGCGGCGATACGAAAAGGTAAGCAATTCGCCAAGCAACCAAAGGATGTCGCAAAGAAAGCGGCACAATACAGATGAGTTTCATGCACACTATCAAGGCTGAAGAACGTGAAGTTCTAAGGCGTGTTGTTAAAAAAGTACATCTAGCATACCATCCTAAAGAGTTCTGCACTGATCTAGAGGCTGACAAGGTTATCGCAACCATCGGTCCTGAGATTGTAGAGCGTATGATTAAGTTTGGTAAGGATCACAAGGTTGACCAGCTTTAAGTACAAGCCTGATGGCGAAGTCTTGAAAGCCTTTATGAAGAACGAATCGTTCTTTCGTGGCATACGCGGTCCTGTTGGATCGGGTAAATCTGTTGGCTGTTGCGTCGAAGTATTCCGCAGAGCCTTACAACAAGAACGAAACAAGGATGGTGTGCGCCGTAGTAGGTGGGCAATCATTCGTAATACTAATCCACAGCTAAGAACAACCACGATCAAGACATGGCTTGATTGGTTTCCCGAAGAAGATTGGGGAAAGTTCTTATGGTCTGTGCCTTACACTCATTGGATAAAACAAGCTGATTTAGAGCTTGAAGTAATCTTCCTAGCCCTTGACCGACCAGAAGATGTCAAGAAGCTATTGTCCCTTGAGCTTACTGGCATCTGGATCAACGAGGCTAGGGAGATACCCAAATCAATTATTGATGCGTGTACTATGCGTGTTGGGCGTTTCCCTTCTATGCGTGATGGTGGTCCTACTTGGTCTGGTGTGATAGCTGACACCAACGCACCCGAAGAAGATCACTGGTGGCCTATTATGTCGGGTGAAGTTCCTATCCCTGACCATATACCTCAAGAGCAAGCCAAGATGTTGGTCAAGCCTGATAACTGGTCTTTCTATGTGCAACCAGAGGCCATGATAGAAAAGACAGATGAAAATGGTGGCGTGTTAGAATATCTGCCGAATAAAAGTGCTGAAAATAAACAGAACATGCTTAAGACATATTATTCTAATCTTATACGCGGTAAGACAAAAAGCTGGATTGATGTCTATGTAATGAATAGACTTGGTACAATCCAAGAAGGAAAGCCTGTATATCCTATGTTTGTTGCAGATACGCACATAGCTAAAGAAGAAATACCAGTTGCAGATGGTGTGCCTTTGTATGTGGGCATTGACTTTGGGCTTACCCCTGCGGCTGTCTTTGGTCAGAAGGTTAGAGGTAGATGGCTAATACAGTCAGAGATTGTGGCTATTGATATGGGCATTGTTAGGTTTGCTGAATTACTGCGCCAAGAAATAGCAACTAGGTTTGCTGTTCTAAATGATGTGCATATCTATGGTGATCCTGCTGGTGACTTCCGCGCACAGACTGATGAAAGCACACCTTTTCAAATACTTAGGGGTGCTGGGCTAAGAGCAAACCCAACTCATAGCAATTCTGTTGACCTTAGGCTTGAAGCTGTCTCAAGCAACCTAAACAAAATGGTCGAGGGCAAGCCAGCATTTATGATTGATCGGCGTTGCCCAACACTAATCAAAGGCTTTGAGGGTGGCTATGGATACAAGCGTATGCAAGTATCTGGTGAAAGGTTTGATGATAAGCCTGACAAGAATATGTATTCACACATCCACGATGCTCTACAGTACCTAATGTTGGGTGCTGGTGAGGGCAGACAGTTAATATCTGGTCAAAGACAAGCCAAGGCTTTTAATGCCAAGGCAGAGTATGATGTCTTTGCTAGGAAGCCAAAGCAAACCAAACGGCATGGTTTGTGGGCTAGAATGTAATTTGTGAGTTGCAGACTGCAATAAATTGTGGTTAGGAATAGATAGTTATAAAGGAGATAGCCATGTGTGTAGGTCGTGGACCTAAAACGCCCTCAGTAGATCCTGCTATTAAGGCACAGCAAGAAGCTGATAGAGCTAAAGCACTTGAAGAAAAGAAGGGTGCAAAGCAAGAGGCTCTTGAAGAAACTGTGAAAAGTATGCGTAAAGGGTCAGGACGCAGATCTTTAATTAGTGGATCTGGTGGCGGTGTTGGATTTTATAACAGGTTTAATCAATGATAACATATACAGACACATCATCCTTTGGTGGATCTGGTGGTGGCAATGACAAAGTTGCCGCTATGTATTTGAAAAAATACGAAAAAGCTAAATCTATGCGTGAAAACTTTGTACCACTCTTTGAGGAGTGTTACGAGTATGCGCTTCCACAGCGCGAGTCGTTCTACTATGAAACGATTGGCCAGCGCAGGGATGACAAGATCTTTGATGAGACTGCCGTTGTTGGTGTGCAAGAGTTTGCATCTCGCTTGCAACAGGGTCTTGTGCCTAACTTTGCACGTTGGGCAGACTTTACATCTGGCAGTGAAGTGCCACCTGATTCACGCGAAAGCGTTGATAACGACTTAGATGAAGTCACAGAGTATGTGTTTGAAGTAATACAGAACTCAAACTTTGGTCAGGAAGTGCATGAGTCATTCATGGATCTGGCTGTTGGTACTGGCGTATTGAGCGTTGCAGAAGGTGATGCAATCAACCCTGTAGTGTTCTCTGCTATACCGTTACCGCATGTTGTGCTTGATTCTGGTCCTGATGACAAGATCGATCATGTATATAGAGAAAGACAAGTTCGCGCATCTGACATTGAAATTATGTATCCAAAGGCAAAGATTAGTGACAAACTTACTAGCAAGATTAACAACTATCCTGATGAACGCATTAAGATACTTGAAATCGTTTGTAAGGATTACACAGTTAAAAACGAAGATGCCTACCTTTTCTATGCTATCGAATGTGATACCAAAGAAATTGTTAAAGAGGAGAAGTACCGAGGTGTTGGGTCAAATCCTTTTGTTTGCTTCCGTTGGTCAAAATGTAGCGGCGAAGTCTATGGGCGGGGTCCTCTCATCAATGCGCTTAGTGCTATTAAGACTACAAATCTTACGATTGAACTTATACTTGAAAACGCGCAAATGGCTATCTCAGGTATATACCAAATGGAAGATGACGGAGTAGTTAACCCAGATACAATTAACTTGGTTCCGGGAACGGTCATACCAAAAGCTACTGGATCACGCGGTCTTGAGCCTATTCGTGCGGCTGGTTCGTTTGATGTAGCTAACCTTGTTCTTTCAGACATGCGCTTGAATATTAAACGTGCGCTATACAATGATATGCTTGGTAATCCTGATCGTACTCCTGCTTCTGCTACAGAGGTTGCAGAGCGTATGTCAGATTTATCTCGGCGTATTGGTTCTGCCTTTGGCAGACTACAAGCAGAACTTGTTCAGCCTGTTCTTCAAAGGGTGGTGTACATTCTAAAGAAGCAGGGGCGAATTGATCTTCCGACTATTAATGGTCGTGAAGTAAAAGTACGTTCAGTATCACCTCTTGCACAGGCACAGGCCAATCAAGATATATCCTCCGTTGCTCGTTGGCTTGAGCTTGTGCAGGGCAGTTTTGGTCCAGAGGTAATGAACCTACTTATTAATTCAGAAGATACCGCCGCTTACTTAGCAAAGAAGTTTGGCGTCCCTGATACACTGATCCGCGACCTTGAGGAACGCAGACAAATGGTGGCTATGGCACAAGCGATGCAACAGCAACAAATGTCTCAACCTCAAGAGGAACAGATAATTGGTACGCAACAATAACGCATATCTAGGACTTGATGGCTATCAGCGTAAGAAAGAAGAAGATGTTAAGATTAGCTTGAACCTAGCTAGTCTGTTTAGCACTGATACTGGCGCAGAAGTCTTACGCTATCTAAGATCAATCACAATAGAACAAGTTCATGGTGCAGGGGTTTCCGATGCGGAACTGCGCCATATGGAAGGTCAGCGATATATCGTTGGCCTCATTGAATCACGCATCCGTCACGCACATAGGGCAAAAAACGATGAATGAAGAAGCGCAAGTAGAAGCACCACAGGAAAGTGATGTTGTTACTGAGGGCGGCGATCCGTTATTGCAAACGGAATCAGATCGTCCTGAGTGGTTGCCAGAAAAGTTTAAGACCGCAGAAGATCTGGCTACAGCATACTCATCACTTGAAGGCAAGCTAGGTCAAAAGGATGTAGAAGCTAGAGATGCTTGGATGAAAGAAATCCAAGAAGAAGCATTTGCTAATCGTCCAGCAGAGGTAGGTGACTATCAGTTGCCAGAAGGTTTTGATGAAACTCAGACAGAAGGCAATGAGTTGCTTAACTGGTGGGCTAATCAATCATATGAAAACGGCTACAGCCAAGAGGAGTTTCAAGAAGGCATACAAATGTACATGGATGCTTTGAACTCTGATGTTCCTGACTTTGAAGCTGAGACTGCAAGGCTGGGTGATAATGCTTCGGCAAGAACAGAAGCGGCTAGTTTGTTTGCTAACCAGTTTTTTCCAGAAGAACACATAACAGCAATAGAGCGTATGTGTGAAACTGCTGATGGCATCATGGCTCTTGAGCATATCATGGAGCAAGTTAAGCAGTCTGGCCCTGCTGGTAGCGGTGAAACAGCTATGCAAACTAGTGAAGCTGAACTAAAAGCAATGATGTTAGACCCACGGTATCATGATCCTGCTAGGCGTGACGCACACTTTGTCAGCCAAGTAGAATCAGGTTTTAAGAAAATCTATGGCTAGGGATCTAATCCGAGTTGGTAGGCTCTCGTTAAGCAAAAGCCTACCCTATCACGCAGAATCAATAGCAGACGACTTACGACTGCATGATCTTAGAGAGTGCTTGATATACGGCTTAAGGCCGCTAGAAGCTCTTACAGAGCCTTTGGCTATACACGGCGCAAAAACATACACAATAAAATTTGATGATGCTCCTATCGCTATGTGTGGCTCTGTACCACTAGATCAATCCAGCGCAAGAATATGGATGCTTGGCACTAACAGCATTACTAATAACTTTAGGCCGTTCCTTAGAGGGTGCGCTGATGCAATAGAACTACTGCAAAGTGATTATGAGTACATAGAAAACTACGTTCCAGCCGATCATCATGAAACAATTATGTGGTTAAGCTGGTGCGGATTCACTTTTGATGATGTGACGTATGATATATGCGGTCATACTATGATGCGTTTTGTGCGTTGCAGAGAGAAACATAAAAGTGTTATTGCTGAATTAACACGGCCTGTAATGCACTGAGCGACCCGCAAGGATACTCGCGTTGAGGATGCCACACAGATAACCGCAAAACTGTAACTCAACAACCTTAAAGAGAAGGACTGTAAAATGGCGAACTCAATAGATACCGCCTTTATTAAACAGTTTGAATCAGAGGTTCACATGGCTTATCAGCGCATGGGTTCTAAATTGCGGAACACAGTGCGTACAGTAAGTAATGTGAGTGGTTCAGTAGTTCGATTCCAAAAGATCGGCACTGGCTCTGCTTCAACTAAATCACGCAACGGTTTGGTAACTCCTATGGAACTAGCCCATACCACAGTAGAAGCAACAATGGCTGACTTCTACGCCGCCGAGTACATCGACAAGCTAGATGAACTCAAGACAAACATTGATGAGCGTCAGGCTGTAGCTAAATCTGCCGCCGCCGCACTTGGTCGTAAGACTGATGAGATTTTGATTACAGCTATGGATGCTGGTGCAAACTCAACTCAGATCCACGACACAAGTTCTGCTT